GTCATGTGCGCCTCCGCGCCCCCAGAATTGACCCACCCCCCGAGACTGCCGGTGGGGGTTCATGCGCGATTCCCTCGACGCGAGTTGCATGAGCGGTGAGCGGGGAGCAGTAGCGCGTCTGGCGACGTGTCGCCTGGGTGGACGTGATCCGCTGTCCAAGGGTCGTCGGGTCGTGCGCCTTCGCCACATATCCAGCAGGTCGTGGCCATCTCCCTCACCGCCCTGGCTCGGGCTGCGTAGTTGCCTCTGTAGTGCGGCCGGTAGGGCTTGGGTCGCTGGGCTTGCCAGGTGGTTTGGCACCCGTCGCAGCGTCGTGGGTTTGTGGTGAGTTGGTGGCAGGTGAGGCAGGGGCGTTGGATGGGCATGGGGCTACCAGAGGGGGTCGAGCAGGTCAGGGTCGTCTTGATCGGTTGAGTCAGGATTGGGGTCGGATTGGGGGGTGGTTCCCGTTTCTGAATTGTAGGACATACCTTCAGGGTGGGGCATGGGAACCACCACCCCCCTATAGGGGGGTGGGGTGGTTCCCTTATGCACGCTGGGTTCTAGAAGGTGGTTCCCAAGTGGTTCCCGAATCGGTTCCCAGGTGGTTCCCGTTTTTGGGTGGTTCCCGTGTGACCCCTCAAAAGTGGGAACCACTTCGAGTGGGTCGGGTTGGGGCATGTTTCGGCAGCGGATGGCGTCGCTGACGAGGGTCTTTCTGCCGAGGCTGATGCCTTGTTCTTTGGCGAGTCGGAGGGCTTCGTTGACGCCGATTCCTTGGGGGAATCCGAGTTGGTTGATGCGGTGGGCTAGGTCGATGGCTTGGCGGGTGAAGCCTCGGCCTGTGGGGTTTTTGTAGCGGATGCTGATGGTGTCGTCGAAGTCTTCGACGATGAGGTCTACTTTTTCGGGGCACCAGGAGATGCGGCTGTGGGTTCGGAAGAGCCTGACGCCGTCGTCGGTTTTGTCGAGCCGGTAGACGATGTCTACGTCGTCGTTTTTGGCTGATGATCCTCGTTGGCCTTGGCCGACTTTTTTGCCTGCGTGGTCGGTTCGGACGAGGGCGACGCCAGCCTTTTTGAGGGCGAGGCCTGTGGTGCGGGCGAAGGCTCGGTAGGAGTCGGCTTTGTCTTCTTCGCCTTCGATGGCGCGTCCGGTGGTGTCGATCACCACCACCTCGGCCTTCGTCAACTCGCAGAGGCGGGTGATGGCTGTGGCTCCTTCGTAGGTGTTGAGTGGGGGTAGGGAGGGGATGAGGGCGTAGTGGAGGTGGCTGTAGTCGTCGTCTTCGGTGTAGCCGAATTGTTCGAGGCGTTCCATGAGGTCGGCTTGGGTCATTTCGTAGTCGAGGTAGAGGACGTGTGCTGGTGGTTGGGCTGGTTGGCCGAGGATGGGTTTGCCTGTGGCGAGGGCTGCGACGATGTTGAGTGTGACCCAACTCTTGCCTGTTTTTGCGCCAGCGAAGAGGGCGGTTTGGCGGCCTCGGGCGATGAGTGGTTTGGCGATCCAGTCTTCGGTGGTGTGTTCGCCTTGCCAGAAGTCGCCCCAGTTCAACAGCATGTTGAGGAGTTCGTCTGGGGTGGTTTCGGTGGGGGGTTGTTCGGGTTGGGTGTTGGTGCCGAGGTAGTGGCGTGTGGCGGCTTTCCAGTCGCCTTGGTGGTCTCGGGCTGCCATGTAGCCGAAGCGGTTGTATCCGCCTTCTGGGAGCCAGGGGATGGAGCTGGTGAAGACGATGAGGGCGTCGTTGCCGTTGTGTCCGATGGTGGCTGAGGTGCCGTCTCGTGGGTCTTTGCCTGGGCGTACCCAATGTTGTTCGCCGTGTCGATCTGTTTTGGCGAGTGTCCAGCCGTCGGGGATGAGGAGTTCTTCCCAGGTGGTTTGGGCGTTGTAGCGGGCTGAGGGGGTGGTGGGGTCGTGGAGGAGTGGGTCGGGTTGGTGGGGTGGTTTGACCATCTCAGGCTGTTTGGTGAGGAGGTCGATGAGCCAGGTGGGGGCTGGGGCGGGTTTGCGGTCGAATGGGGATTGGTCGTGGAGCCAGGTGTAGGGGCGTCCGTTGGGGTGGATGGTGGGTTCGGCGAGGACTTGGCCGCCTTCGCCTCGGATGTCGAGGCCTTTGCCGAGGCGTGTGCCTGCGTTGTTGCGGATTTCTTGTGGGGCGTAGAAGTAGAGGTGTCTGCCGCCGGTGCCGGTTTGGGCTTCGACGGTGTCGGGGAGTTTCCCGTGTCGTTGTTCGAGGTCGTGGAGGGTGTCGGAGCCTTTGTATTCGTCTCGGTCGTCTACGTCGAGGACGAAGATGTGTCCGTTGCGGGTGTGTCCTGTGGCGATGCCGATCCCGTATCCGGCGTATCGGGTTGTCCACCATTGGGTGATGGTGTCGGGGTCGGTGGTGGCTTCTGTTTGCCATTGGTTGATTGGCGGGTATTTGGTGCCTGGTTTGATGGGGATGATGCGAATGCCGAGCTTCGCGTAGCCGAGTGCGGTGTCAAGGATGGGGTTCATGCAGGGTTCCTGGGGATGTTGAGGATGTGTTGGGCGATCCAGCGTGCGACGGGTGAGGCGACTCCGTTTCCGCATTGTTTGTAGCGGTGGGTGTCTGCTTGTTCGCTGCCGTCTGGGTTGTAGCGGGTGTGATCGTCTGGCCAGCCCATCAGCCGTTCGCATTCGAGCGGGGTGAGGCGACGGACAGCCATCGTTGAGTCGCAGATGGATGGCGACCCTTGACTTGATTTGATGGGGGGTGATTGGTCATCGAACACGTTGGCGTTGCTTCTAAACTTGGTGTCAAACGATATGGCTCCGATGACTGGAACATTGTTTCCGCCTGTTCCCATTCTGCTTTTGAGTGTTTGGACTGGGGGTCGTAGACACGAACGTCGTTGACCCTCGTCCCATCTAGAAGGATGGGTTCGACGATGGCTGTGGTTGCGCGTGTGTCGCTCATGTCAAACGAGTTGAGCGTGGGATTCACTCCACCATCCACCCAGGTTTCGTAGTCGGTTGATGATTGCGCGCGACGAGATTTCACATACGGTTCAATTCCACCATCACCTCTAATGCTTTCTGCAAGCGTTCGGGAAGCTGCTTGCCCCTTCGGTTTGCGCGACGGAGAATCCCTTCGCACGCTTTCGCTGACAGGTAGTAGCGGGTCGGGACAGTTGAAGGCGATTGCAGGATTGAAGATAGCGATGACGAACACGCGCCTTCGTCGCTGGGGGATTCCGAAGTGTTGCGCATCCAAGAGTGACCATTCGATGACCATCGCCCCTGCTTCAGCCATTTCGTCGAGGATGACCCCGAAGTCAGCTCCGTTGTTGGAAGACAACGCTCCTGCGACGTTTTCCCAAATAGAGATTCTTGGATATTCATTGTTCGTTTCCTTTCGTAGTTCTCGGATGAGTCTCATACCTTCATGGAATAAGCCTGAGCGTTCGCCTTCTAGTCCTGCTCGTTTCCCTGCGACGGATAGGTCTTGGCAGGGTGATCCCCAGGCGACGACGTCGGGTGGTGTGCCGTGTCTGAGTATTTCTTGGGCGGTGAGGGTGGTGATGTCACCCCATTTGGGGATGTGTGGCCAATGCCGGTTGAGGATGTTGGTGGCGTGTTTGTCCCATTCGCATTGGTAGATGGTGGTCATGCCTGCTTGTTCGAGTCCGAGGTCGAAGCCTCCGACGCCTGAGAAGAGTGAGAGGACGTTCATGATGCGATCTCGTTGATGTCGTCGAGTTGTAGCCAGTTGTCCCAGATTTCGATTGGGTGGAGGCCGAGGGTGATGGCGTAGCGGTCTGCGTCGTATTCGTTGATGACGATGTCGGGTTGTGTGCGCCATCTGACGACGGATGGGTGTGAGATGCCGAAGGTTTCGGCGATCAGTCTGACTGATGTGCCTGGTGGGAAGAGTGCGAGTAGGGGTGCTACGGGTAGGTAGCGTTCGTTCTTTTTTCTCATCTATCCCTCCTTGGATGATGGTTGGGTGGGTTGAGGTTAGTCGTCGGTGTCGTCGTTGGCAAGGAAGAGTTGTGCGATGCGGAGTTTTTCTCCGGCGGCTGCGGATTCGAGGAGGCCGAGGGTGGTTGAGGCGGTTTGTTGTTGTTGGCAGGCGACCCAGAAGGCTTGGTTGCCGTCGAGTGTTTCGGTGGTGGCGACGATGACGTAGGCGGTGACGTGTGCTTGGGCTTGTGTTTCGATGTAGTCGGAGATGGGGTCAGTCATCGTCGTCGAGTCCTCGGTCGCCGCACCAGGGGTAAGGGTGTGGGTTGCATGGGCAGGGTTGGTGTTGTCCGTTACTCATAGACCGCACATGCCTTCGCATTCTTGATCGAACAAGGTGTAGATGCCTTTTTCTTTGTCGGTTCGTAGATCGGCTTCTGTGAGGGGTGTTGCGTCTTTGTGTAGGAATAGGGTTCCGTGTAGTCGCTTGGGTTTTGTGTCGGGGTTGCGGAGAGCTTGGTCGAATTGGACTGCGTCATCCCATTCTTCGGGTTGTTCGTTTTTGAGGATGCGCCATTCTTCGTTTGACTTGAATGGGCAGCCGATACAGGCGGAGCGTGGGGGTTTGCGATATCCGTGTTCTTCAGCGTATTTGATGCAGTCTTCTCTGGTGATTTTGCGATCGACCAGCGGATATTCGTTTCGTATCCAGGGGAATGCTGCATCTCTCATGCGTTGGATTTCGTCGTATGAGATGCCGATGATTGTGGTGGATAGGTGTTCTTTGGCTCGTTGACCTGGTTTGAGTCCGGCTAGTTCTCGTTGTTTTTTGAGGAGCGGTTGGATTTTGTATTCGTGGGTGCATTGTCTTCTGACGATGCCTTTTTCTCCGTTGCCTGTGCGAACGTAGAACGGCATGGTGGCGAATCTGTTGCCTGAGAATGCGTCTTCTCGAATGTTGCCTGCTGAGACTTGATGGAATTGGATGCCTGCTGTTTCCATGAGTCCCTTGAGGTAGTCGAGGTGTTCATAGACTTTTGCTGGTTCCCATCCTGTGTCTGCGAAGATGGCGTGATCTGCTTTTGGGATGATGCCATCGAGCATCATGTACAGAAGCGAACTTGATTGGACGCCTGCGCCGAGGCTGAGGATGCGTACAGGGTTATTCATCGGCGAGTTCAGCGTATTTGGCGTGGCTCATGGTGAGGAGTCGTCCGTCTGTGGTGATGGCGATCCAGGTTGGTGCGTCTGGGTCGCAGAGGCATCCTTCGAGTCGTTGCGGGTTGTGTGTGACCATGTGTTGACATTTGAGGCAGACAGCGGCGTGGGTCATGGTTGATCCTGATAGGTGGTGTCGGCGTATTCGGTTTTGCCGAGTTGTCGGGCGAGGTAGTGGGCGGTGTTGCGCCAGCGGTCTCGGTCTCGTCGAAGCTCGTTGAGTTCGATGGTGAGGTCTTCGATGTGGTCGCGCATTGTTCCGAGGTCGGGGATCATGATATTTCAACACTCATTCTTTTTTATGAGATACGCGATGACACTCAAGACGATTGTCGCAGGCCAGGTTGCAGCAAGGATGACTACGACTAACGCGCTCAATGCATAATCAAGCGTGTCTTCATGTGTTGGCGCATATTGCGATCCTGCTGCTTTGATGAACGCTGGAACGGCCATAACGAATCCGATCAGCCAAATGATGAATAACACGGGGTTCATGCTTTATCTCCTCTTCGTTCTTGTTCTTCGATGACCATTTGGCAGGTACCGAGATATCCGGCTGCGTCAATGAGGTTGTCTTCGTGATGCTGGTTGCATTCACGGGACAGCTTCACGCCGACCATGCAGAGGGCGACTTGTTCGGGTGTGATGGGGAAGCCGATGATGGCTGACCAGATTTGGGCGGTGCGACCGAAGTCGTCGAGTGGGTGGCCGTAGCGGTCTTGGCGTGGGCCGTTGATGAGGAAGTCTGCTTCTTCGAGGATGTTCATCAGGACACCAACACCACGAGAAGGATTGCGAGTCCGAAGACGATGGCTGCGAGTGCTTCAATTCTCATATTGCTCCTTTTACTGTTCCAATATTTCGTAGTGCTGTAACGCATTCTTCCCCGTATCCGATCAGATAACACCGTGTCGGAAGAGTGCTTTTATATCCCTCAAACTTCATTGGAGGCAACATGACCCATGTTGATCCAATTTCATTCCACAGATGATATTGCCATCTGCCCTGACTTGTCGGCAGAAGAGCTATCCCGTTTCGATGTTGCATGAATCGTTCAACCCAGGGCAACGGTTTGGAAAATGGCGGGTTCATCCACACTCGACCAAACCAAGGTTGAACCAGCCCGTCGTCTTCTTTTGTGTAGAAGTGTGCAGCCGGAACGTGTGTGTGTGTGTGTGTGGGCGACGCAACATCAAGGTCAAATGTCAAACCAAGTGCATCAAATATCCATTTTGGGGTGTAGCACTCGTTGTTGACATTTCCAGGAATCGGCTTGAGTTGATTCCCGCTCAGAGTTCGCCTCCTTGCTGGATCGCAACCTGCAACCGTGACAGGTCGGATGAGAGTTGACGCATGTAGTTGTGTTGCGTTTCGAGTTCGGTGATGAGGCGTTGGTTGACGTCTCGGAGTTCGTCTCGTTGTGCGGTGACACGCTCGAGGGCGGTTGAGAGTTCGGCGACTCGTAGTTCGAGTTCGGCGAATTGGTTTGGGTCGATGCTCATTTTTTGGTTCTCCTTTGTAGTTCTTGTTCTAGGGCTTTGAGTGTTTTGAAGAATGTGTCTTGTTCAGACTGTCCTACGACCAGTCTTTGCAGGAACTTGATGGTGTTCCTTAGATCGGTAATCGTCATGGTTCTCCTTGTTGTGGGGTGTGAGGGCGGGTGGCACAGGGGGAAAGGCCACCCGCCCGTCACGATGTCACCACAGGTCGGCTGAGTCGTCCTGCGGCTTGGGTGCCTCGACCTTAGCCTTGTAGAGCTTCGGTGCGTTGAATCCCTTTTTCTTTTCGCCGTCGCCGGTGTATTTGACGGTGAGGGTTGCGCCAACCATCGTGGAGATGTTGGCGGCTTGGGCTGCTTCACGGATGGTTTTGACCATGTTGCCTCGCGCCCAGATGTTGCCGAAGCCGTCTTCTTGGGCGATGGTGAACACGAACACGAAGCGTGGATCGCCGTTCGGCCAGGTTTTGATGTTGCCGTCTGGGTCACGGTCTTCGAGTTTTTTTACTTCGACGACTTTGCCTGTGTGGGTGTCGCCGATGTCGCTGAACTTGAGTGCAGGATATTTGCTCCCGCCCTCGGCCATGAATACGTCGGTCATTACTTGTCCTCCTTCAGAGGGTTTTGGGTGGTTTGGAATGTATTGCTGTGCGGGTCATACGACAACTCGATCTGCTCATAGTTCAACATGACACAGAGGTTGGCGAACGCTGTCGTTTCTTCGGTGTCCATGCGAGCCAGGGCTTGGTCTGCGTTGCTGTATGTGTTGCCTGATGCGATTCCCGCTAGGTCTCGGATCAGGTCTACATCGAAGTTTCCGCCTTCGACGAGGAACAGGATGCCTCGTGCGAGTTCGTAGTTTCGACGTGAGAATGTTTCGGTCATCGTGAAGGTTCTGCCGCCTCGTTGTGCGCGTTCCAATGCTTCCGCGAATTGGGATCGTTTGCGGTTGCGTAGCTGGTTGATGCGTGACCGGAGGTGGTCGATGGCTTCGGGTTCTAGTTGTGTGGCCATTGGAAGTCCTTGATTCCTGCTCGTTTGGCGATGGCTGTGGTGCGTACTGCGATGATGTCCATGAACTCATCGAAGGTGACGGTTCGGATGACTTCGTTGGGGATTTCGAGGAGTTCGGCGATCACCTCGAAGGCGAGCCGTTCTTGTTTCGCTGCCGATGAGAGGTCTCGGACTCGTTGCCGGGCTTCTTTGACGGTGAGTTTGTCGGCGAAGGTTGGTGTCGGCTCATCCATTTCGTGCCGCCTCATAGTCATCGAATGCTTTGAGGGTGCGTGTGGGGCGTGGCTTGGTTGGGTCTGGGTTGACGAACGGTTGGTCAACTTCAGCCTCGACCAGTTCAAGGGCTTTGATGATGCGATCCATCTGTTCGTTGGTGCAGATGCCGACTTTGGGTGTGTCGTCGGGCCAGAGGGTGCGGAGCATCGTTTGACCGTGTTTCGGTAGTCCTTCGATGCGTCCGATGAGCCAGGCTCGGCGCGAGTTGATGTCGGCCTGCGGAATCGGACTTTCCGCAGGCTCGACATCCCTCCGCTTCTCTTCGGAGAACTTGTATGGCTTGAACAGGTCTTTCCGCTTGCGCCATTCACGCACCGCAAGGGACTGGTGCAGGGCTTCGAGTCCAGCGTTGATGTCCACCTCGTAGAAGGTGCATGTGCCTTCGCCTGCAGGCAGGTGACAGATGATGCCTTTCGTCTTGTTGATGTCTGGCATCGGTGAGCGTGTGCCGGTGCGCCAGTCGTACACCCATTGAGCATTCGCATAGGCGGCCAACTGGATGCTGATTTCGCCGTGCGCATAGTCGAGCGATGTGCCAGTCTTCAGGTCAAAGATGACGAGTTCACCGCTCATCGTGCGCACGATGCGATCCGCCGTACCTGCATACTCCAAGTCGTCGTTGATGAGCAGGACTTCGATGTAGTCCTTCACCATCTCAATTCCATACGCCTGACATGCGATGCGATAGGTGTCAACGTCCTCTTGGAGACCTGGCAATACCTGTGGCTTCTGCCCGAGATCAAGGAGTTGGGTGATGGAGTGGAGTGCGGTGCCGAGGTTCGCTCGGCTGTACGCACCCGCAGCCTCAATGCAGTCGTTCGCAATCTTGTTGAGCTTGTTGCGGTCGTCGAGGGCTGTGGAGGCTTGGGCGAGCAGGTCGGGTCGCTGTACGACACCTGACAACGCCATTCGGACTTTCCAGTCTGCGAGTGATGCGGTGTCGGAGAGTGTTTTGGCGATGGTGGTGACGCGGGTGTAGCCGACTGTTTTGCCGTCTGGTCGTTCGATCTTGTATCGACCCCATCGGTCTTTTGGTGCTTCTTCGATGTTGAAGTCGTCGGTTGTCATGTTCGCAGGCCTCCTTGGGGCTTGGGATGTTTTGGGGTTCTGACCGTAGCAGTTCTACGGCTGGTGTCAAGCATTCCCTCGGGGTGTATCAGGGTCACGCTCAAACTCGATGGCCGCCAGCAGGGATGCCCATATCCAGGCGGGCATGATGGCGTACCAGTCGTCCACGTCGGAGGAGCCTCGCCGTTTGACGATCAGGGTTCCAGTCCAGGCGTCGGCGTTCTCCATTTCGACTCGGAGTTCTTCGAGCCAGCCTGGGATGTCGAACTGTTTCTGGTTTTTGACTTCGATGCAGACGCCTGGGACGCCTTCGATGTCGCCTCGGTCGTCTTGCCATCCGGCGCGGGATCGCTCAGCATTGAGCCAGCCCCAGTCGCGTAACCATTTGGCGACCGCTAGTTCGGCTGCGGAGCCTTTGCGCTTCTGTGGTGATGTCATCGAGGCCTCCTGCCTAGAACGTAGCGTTGGCGTTCCATCGTAGTCAGACCGCCCCAGATGCCATGTTCGTCGCCTTCTATGGCGTAGTCGAGGCAGGTTTGTCGGACGGTGCAGTATTGGCAGATTTGTTTCGCTTCGATGATGTCGTCCCTGCGGTCGGAGAAGAACAGGTGATTGAGACCGCGACATTCCGCTTGGTCATGCCAGGCGGGTTTGTTCGGTCTGAATACTTGGTCGCCTTCCGACCACAGGTCAACGATGTGGACGTTCATCGGGCGGTTGGGTGTCTGCGCTTGGCAGCCTTCAGTTCGCGCCTCATGCGATATTGCTGGCGTCGGCGTTCCTCACGGACTGGTGCGCTGATCCAGATGTGTGCCAGGACGAGCGCGGTCAGGTTCATGAGTACGAACATCACCCAGTCGATGGTGGTGTTTTGTGGTTCGGGTAGGTCTTCTGCGTTGGGCAGAAGCATGAAGCCCCAGAGTACGACGACGAATGCGCCGAGCATCATGAGCTTGTGACGGTGTGGGTTTTCCATTCTGATCCTCCTTGTAGGTTGGGATTCGACCTTAGAGGATGGCTGTTCAGGAATGGTGGATGGTCACAGACTCCAATGCCTCAGCCCGCCGTTCTCGTAGAGATAGCGGGCGACCGCAAGGTTGCAGCGGAGGTCAAAGAGGACTGCCATCTTGCCGTATGGTGCGTTGCATTGCTGGCTCGTCACCGTCTTCCAGGTCGAGTTGATCTGCCAACCGCCCCTGTCTTGTGATCCGTCACGGTTGAGGGTTTTGTTGTGGGCGTTGGCTTGGCAACGTGATTCGCGCCAAGCGATGAACGAGAAGGTTTCGACCGGTAGCCCGAACTCGGCGATCAGCGGTTCCCATTGAGGGCATCGCTTCGATTCGTCCTTTGGGACGCCTGCGGGCAACGGCTGTGGGGTGGGGCTAGAAGGCTCTCTAAGGCCTCTAGGGACGCCTGTGAGCGTCGCTGGGGTGGGTTGGGGTGGTTGGGTGGGGGTTTGGGCGTAGGCGATGCCTGCGCTGAGGGTGGCTAGGGCGATGAGGCTTGCGGTGATTGTTCGCAAGTATGTTCCTTCCTGTTGTCCGATAATGACGCACCCCCCAAGGAGGGGAGGGGGTGCGGGCGATCCAAGCGCAGAAGTGCGCTGACCTGCCGAGGTTCAGTCTAGTTGGTGGTGGTTCGCCCGTACTGCTGGTTGTAGTACAAGGCGATGGCGGTTTTGACGATTTCGGCGACCGAGCATTCGTTCTGCTGTGCCTCGATGCGCAGGGCATCAAGGGTGTCTTGGGGCAGACGGATGGTGAGTGTCGGGTATTTGGCGGTCATGTAGTTTTCCCTGACCTGACTGGTCAGGCTGCCCTTCCGCTTCCACCGCAGGAGTAGCAGACCGATCCAGTTGCTATCCACTGGTCGCTTCTGCCCAGCCCACCACATCGAGTGCAAAGTCCCTGATCCTGAAGGTCTTTCTTCATCTGCTTCTGGCTTTCTCGGTGGGCCTTCATGCGATCCGAGAATTCTTTACGGCTTGCCTGAACGCTGGCGATGTAGGTATCTGAGTTGAAATGTGCCTCCCACTGGCCGCGCAGGGCTTCGCAGGTGCGGTGAATCCCAAAGTTGCCATCATCGATCTGGACTATTTCGCTGCAGTAAATGAATCCATCTTCGTAGATGCCCTGTCCTGCCAAGACAATGCACTGGCAGTAGCGACATTCTCCCAAATACCGATTCTTCATTTCTGTTTCTCCTCCTAGTATCGGGTTTTTCCCAATACCCACAAGCTAACTGACTGTAAGACAGAACGCAACTATTTCAGGCCGACCTTGACCCTTATTTCATAAGGGTTTCCAGCCCCAAGTCCTGAAGAACCGTGATTTTCCGCACCATCGCCACAGGGACATGGAACCCGTGAATCCCATCCCCATCCGCCAAGCTCTGCCACACCGACACATGACCCTCCTTCGAGCCGTCATCCCCCACAGGCACTAGGAACCCGACTGTCGAAATGATGACCTCGCCCTCATCCTTGTATTCGTCCAGGTCAATCCAGCCGCCCTCGGAACAATGGGCGTCAGCCCATTCCACCAGCACCACCGAATAGTTCAGTCGAGCCATACGACGTACTCGGAGGCGACGCGACCCTTGA